GCTATCGGGTCAAAAACCGCAGATCGAAGGCCGAAATCGACGCGCCGCGACCCCCGCCCCCGCGCCCCGGTCACGGTGGCTAGGGCCATGTTTCTCTCAAATAATTACCTAAATTTTCGTACCGGCTTTAACTGTTATATATTTGCGGTTAAAATCGCATATATTCCGTGCTATGTTTCACGTGAAACATCCGCATTTTGTTCCACGTGGAACATCGAAAAACTGCGTATCAAAAGTTAGCTAGGGGCCCCCATGAGTGCAGCAAATAATCCGGCACTAGAAGAGAAAAAACTAAAGCTTGAGCTTCGATTGGCGCAGATTGAAGCTAACGAAAAGTGCCAAAATGATTTTTTAACTTTCGTGAAAACAGTTTGGCCTGATTTCATCGCGGGCCGTCATCACAAAATCATTGCTGAAAAGTTAGAACGCGTGGCCCGTGGTGAGTTGAAGAGGGTCATAATCAACATGGCCCCTCGTCACACGAAGTCGGAGTTTGCGTCGTATCTGTTTCCGGCGTGGATGATGGGCCGTAATCCGAAAATGAAGATCATTCAGGCGACGCACACGACAGAGTTGGCGGTTAACTTTGGCCGTAAGACGAAGAATTTGATTGAGAGCGACGAGTTCAAGGAGATTTTCCCGGAGGTTCGTCTGGCTGCGGACAGTAAGGCGAGTGGCCGGTGGGACACGAACAAAGGTGGGATGTACTACGCCGTGGGCGTTGGCTCGAACTTGGCTGGTCGTGGTGGTGACTTGGTGATTATCGATGACCCGCACTCGGAGCAGACTGCGATGTCGAGCAGTGGTTTTGACGATGCTTGGGATTGGTACACTGGGGGCCCCCGACAACGTCTCCAGCCGGGTGGGTCGATTGTTTTGGTTCAGACCCGGTGGTCAGAGAAGGACATGACGGGTCAGTTATTGAAGGCGATGGCTAAAGACCCGTTAGCGGATCAATGGGAAGTTATAGAACTTCCTGCGATATTTGAGGATGGGACTCCGTGCTGGCCAGAATTTTGGTCTTTGGAAGATTTGACCGCGGTCCGCGCATCTATTCCTCCGTCTAAGTGGAACGCGCAGTATCAGCAAAATCCTACGGGTGAAGAGAACGCGATTATCAAGCGTGAGTGGTGGCGTTGTTGGGAGAAGCCGAAGGTTCCGCAGTTGGAGTATGTGATCCAGAGTTACGATACGGCGTTTAGTAAGCGGGAAACGGCGGACTATAGTGCGATAACGACATGGGGTGTATTTTATCCGAACGAGGGGGGTTCGGGGCCCAATTTAATACTTTTGGACAGTAAGAAGGGGAGATGGGATTTCCCCGAGTTGAAGCAGATCGCCTTGGATGAGTACAAATTTTGGGAGCCTGACACGGTAATTATTGAGGCGAAGGCGAGTGGTATGCCTTTGACGCATGAATTGCGCAATATGGGGATACCCGTTGTTAACTTTACTCCGAGCCGTGGTAACGATAAGGTATCAAGAGTACATAGTGTGTCACCCTTGTTTGAGGCTGGCATGGTTTGGGCCCCCGATGAGACGTGGGCGGATGAGATGATAGAGGAAGTAGCGGCGTTCCCGAATGGGGAACATGATGATTTGGTTGATAGTATGACGCAGGCACTTATGCGATATAGGCAAGGAAATTTTGTCCAGCTACCAACTGATGACTGGGAAGATGAACAAAACTCTGCTAGAGTGCGAGTGTATTATTAAACCAGAAAGGCGTCCATATGTACAAGTCTGCGGTTAATTTAGGTGCGGCTGGGCACGATCCTGTTCGTTATATGCAGGATGGCGGCGACGTCACGCTTATTGACCTACAGACCACGGCCCCCGGATCAGACCCCGCCTATTTGGATTACCTGCCGCAAGAAATTCAGGAAGAGATGCCCGAAGAAGAGGGCATGACTTCTGTTTTATGGGACAAATTGACGGGTGATGATCCGACTACGGGACTTCGTGAGAGTGCCCGGGTCGGTGGTTCGCGGACCGCGGCTCTATATGGTTCGGACCCGAGCTTTATGGAGCAGCTCATAGAGCGTTATGAGTATCCGGCGCAGATGGACCCAGAGACTGGACAGATGGTTATTCCGACGGGTAGCGAGCCGGAGCGTATTCGGATGGCGCGTCCCGAGGGCCGTCGTGATATGCCGACGTATCCTGAGTTAGAGGATGCTCGTGCCCACATGTTGGGTTCTGCGATGATGGCGCAGGAGTATGGCGTCGATACTGCGGAGAGTGCTGGGACGTTCAATGAGTTTTTGGATCGTTTTGCGCCATGGCCGATGGGTGGTCAGAATGCGCGGGACGTTGCGATGGATCAGCGCAACAATGCGGTTGGTCGTCAGATTTTTATGAAGGCTGGTATTAACGCGACGCCGCAGCAACTAACGCAGATGGTTGACTCGGAGATATTTCGGCAGTTGGATGTGATTATGGGGCGTTCGCCTTTGGAGCAGACGACGCCTGCCCCGGATCAGCCCCGCGCCCCACGGAACTTTGTATCACCTTCTACGGGGCCCGATGTTTACTTCCCTCGCAATGAGCAGGGTTATTTTGATACCACGAGAAAAGTTTTGGGTATTTCGCCACGCAAATACCGGAATTATCAGTAGGTATCAGGGAGAGTTAGATGGCAACACCACGTAATGGATACCAAAGCAGTTTGATGGACACGAGGGTGCCGTCTCAGCTTAACGAAGATGAATTGAGTGCGGAGCTGGAGATTGAGCTTCCGCAGGCTGACAACGACGTTATGGCGATGATTGAAGCTGAGAACGTCGGTGAGATTGGCATTAACCCGACTGAAGACGGCGGTGTTGAGATTGATTTTGAGCCGCAGGATCAGCGCGGCATGAACGAAGATTTTTATGCGAACTTGGCGGAAGAGATGCCGGATCGCGAGCTGGCACGGATTGCTGGCGAATTGCTGGACGAGTATGACGCCAACAAGGCGAGCCGTCAGGAATGGGAAGACGCTTACAAGGATGGTTTAGAGCTTTTGGGCTTTACCTACGAGGAACGGACGCAGCCTTTCCGTGGCGCGACGGGTGTTACCCATCCTTTGCTGGCGGAAGCTGCCACACAGTTTCAAGCTCAAGCATTTAATGAGCTTTTACCACCTTCGGGGCCTGTCCGCACGATTGTGATGGGTTCCGAAACCAACGCCAAGGTTGCTCAAGCGCAGCGCGTTAAGACGTTCATGAACTACGACATCACGAATGTGATGGAAGAATACACGCCGGATATGGACCAGATGTTGTTCTATCTGCCGCTGGCGGGTTCGACGTTCAAGAAGACGTACTATGACGAGACGCTAGGTCGTGCGGTATCCAAGTTTGTCCCTGCGGAGAACTTGATTGTTCCGTATGAGACCGCGGACCTCGAAACATGCCCCAACATTACGCAAGTTGTGCGGATGTCGCTGAATGATTTGCGCAAGCGTCAGTTAGCGGGCACGTATTTGGACGTTGAGGTTATTCCTGCGCAGAAGGAATTGAACGAGGTTGAGGACACGATTGACCGCATTGACGGCATCGAGCCTAGCCAGATCGATTATGACTGCACGATTTTGGAATGCCATGTTGATCTGGACCTTGAGGGTTATGAAGAGGTCGACGAGGACGGGGAACCAACGGGTATCCGCGTTCCTTACATTGTCACAATGTCATTGGATAATGGGCAGATTCTGTCCATTCGTCGGAACTATCGTGAAGAAGACGAGCTGAAGAAGAAAATTCAGTATTTCACTCACTACAAGTTCCTGCCCGGCTTTGGCTTCTATGGTCTTGGCCTGATCCACACGATTGGCGGTCTTTCTCGTACCGCCACGGCGGCACTGCGACAATTGATCGATGCCGGTACGCTGTCCAACCTCCCTGCGGGCTTCAAGGCCCGTGGACTGCGTATCCGGGATGACGATGATCCGTTGCAGCCCGGTGAGTTCCGCGACGTGGACGCTCCCGGTGGGGCCATTCGGGATAGCCTCATGCCGCTGCCGTTCAAGGGGCCTGACCAGACGCTGTTTAACCTGTTGGGTTTTGTGGTGCAGGCGGGTCAGCGGTTCGCGACCATCACTGATTTGAAGGTTGGCGACGGCAATCAACAGGCACCTGTGGGCACGACCATTGCGATGATGGAACAAGGCTCGCGGGTCATGAGCGCAGTGCATAAGCGTTTGCACTATGCGATGCGTCAGGAGTTCAAAATTCTTGCTCGCGTGATGTCTGAGAGCCTGCCGCAGGAGTATCCGTACTCTGTTCCGGGCGGTGACCAGACGATTATGGCGCAAGACTTTGACGACCGCGTGGACGTTATTCCGGTCAGCAATCCGAACGTCTTTAGCCAAGCGCAGCGCATTATGCTCGCGCAGACTAAATTACAGCTCGCGGCCCAAGCACCAGAGATACACAACATGCACGAGGTTTTCCGTGACATGTATGAAGCTTTGGGCGTATCGGACGTGGATCGTTTGATGAAGGCGACGCCTGCGGAAATCCCAGAGCCGCTTGATCCGGCACAAGAGAACATCAACGCATTGGATCAGTTGCCGATGACGGCGTTTGAGGGTCAGAACCATCAGGCGCACATCATGGCGCATCTTACTTTTGGGGCGACACCGATGGTTGGTCAGATGCCTCCGGTCGCTATCAACTTGCAAAAGCACGTTATGGAGCATGTCCAGATCGCGGCTCGCGAGCAGGCGGCACAGCAATACTTGCAGATGGTTCAGCAACAAGGCGGTCAGCCTGCGGACGACGAACAGATGCTACAAATGGAGCAGATGACGGCTCAGTTTGTGGCAGAAGGTTTGCAACAGGTTCGCGAGTTGTCGCAACAGCTATCTGGAGCGGGGGCCCCGGACCCACTGGTTCAGCTCAAGGAAGCCGAATTGCAGCAAAAAGCTCAGGCGGACCAGATGGACAACCAGATCGACCAAGCCAAAGTACAGTTGGACGCGCAGGGTCAGCAAATGCGGGCGGATCAATTCCAGCAACGTTTGGTTTCGCAAGAGAAACAGACGCAGGCTCGCATTCAGTCTGCTATGGAACGCGAGCTGCTCAAGCAGCGTAACCAAGGGGGCCCACAACAATGATGGGAAAGAGCCTAAATTACGCTTATCCGCAAAAGTTTGCAGAGGGTGGGGCGGCAAAAAGCGGAACTTACTTTGTGGACAACGATGTTCGTGACAACACGGGTCATGACATGGTTCTTGTTACGTTTGATAACGGAGATAAAGTTTACACAAACAAAGCTGTTGCCGAAGCCATGATCCCGGGAAATAGTTTTGCTTCGCGAGACGAGTATAACAAGGCGTTTACAGACTTTACGCTGAATAAAGACAACTTTGGGTTATGGCACGACAAACAAGTAGCATATGACCAAAAAGTGCAAGAAGACCCCGCGGTTCAGGCAAACCGTGCGGCTATTAGAGCATATGCTGACGCAATAAACGCAGGTCAACAAGTTGCTTTTCCGTCACTGGCTTCTTTGGGTACGCCCGTTTCGCAGATGGCTGGTGTGGATAAATTGTCGGTAAGCTTAGATCAAGTTGACCCGATGCAGAATGTAG